CAGCCGGTACCCCCTACTCTAGCTTCTTCTGACGGGTGCTGTATAGCCATAGTTAGCTAACTATACTAGTCACGTGAGTTGTATTGCTTTTTCTTCAGAGCTCACATCATTTGGCGTTTAGGCCTAATTGATCGTCGGTGCCATCCAGTGTCTAGTCTACTCTAGACGTTCCAAGTGCGGCCATTACGCGAGCACCATCTCCTCTGGATACAGAACTTAATCTGCAATAGGGCTGTTACTACTTTAAATCTTTAAATCTTTAACGGAATTTTTGCCAAGTTTGATTTGAATAATGCCATTGTAGTTGTTCTCACGCAGTAGCACACCTTCTTTAAACTGATAATATGCTTCTAGGTAGTTTGTTTCGCCACGACTGCTACACAAATGAATAATTTCGCGAGTAAACTTATCTTTGCCTAAGGTTTCGACGTCTGCTTGTAGTCTTGGACTAGATCCCCAGTAGGTCTTCCAGTCTGTTTCTATAACTTCGTGTCTTTTGTTTTTCTTGCCTTTTAGAGGTGGTCTCTTCTTGATGGTAGTAAAGTATTTGCGGCCAATATAATCGTGCCCGTTGGTTGTATTAGTTATTCTGTATATAAAGCCATAATAAGTGCCAATATCCCCGGAATCAAAGATAGTACCATTATAAGTCCAGGGATATTCGTAAGCCATAAAGCTATTTATTTCGCAGCCATTGCGTTTTTCTTCTCTTGGATTTCAGCACGACGAGCTTTAGCTAGTTTACCTAAATCACCAAGTGCGCCACGAGCGCGAGTAGCTGCCGCTTTAACACCTTTATCTTCAAACTTAGCATGTTCTGCTAAGTATGTTTCGTATGCTGCTACAATTTGTTCATGATTTGTTGCCATTTTTACTTCTCCTTTTGTGTTGTTATTTACTACTAAAGTTTACATACAAAATAATTTCTTCTACAACAGAATTAGTTTGTATAGTTGTTGCGTATTTAATGAAATTAGCTATATCTCCACAATCTACGCCGTTTCCGGTCCACGATGGTCGTGACCTAGTTAACTCTGTATCTAATCTATCTGGAGTAATTAATGTCGTCTTAAATTTTACTAAATCATTTTTAAATGCCATTGTACATTGACGGCTAGCATGTGTTAGAGCAGATTTAGCTATGCGATAAGTTTCGAAGCTAGGTTCTGGAGCAACAATATGTTCTGCCCCTACGCTACCTATATTAAAAATCCATCCTTCTTTACCTGTGTCTTTCCAGGCTTTGTACACTTCTAGTAATACTTGAACTTGGCCAAAGTCTGCCCACTCTTCTTGTGGTGGACCATCAAATGCGTTATTGATAAAAATATCATAGTTTAAACTTTTCTGTGCTATTTCTTTAGCATGCTTAGTAATATCAAACCCATCAACTCGGCTAATACTGTCACCACCGAATTGTAAAGTTAATTCTTGTCCTAATCCTCTATTACCACCTGTTACTAATACTTTCATTTAATTTGATCCCATACTTTAGTTAATTTTGTGCCGCAGGTCATAGCACATTCAAATATTCTGCCTTCATCTAAACTTTTATTCCAACTATCAACGACGTGTTGCCAGAACCCGTTAGCAAATATTTCTTCTAGCGAGTGATTATTAATGTTTAAGTTTTCTTTACCATAGTAATCTACGATAGTTTCAACTTGATTTTTACCATCTACAAAACTTAAACTATTTGCTCCCGGTAAACTACCATCACGGAAACGTGCGTCGTATAGATTGTGTGTAAAAAAGTTACAGGGTAATACTAACCCTTCTGCACTAATAATAACCTTTTTGCCTAGTAAGGCATCACATTTAATTTCTGTGGTACTGAAGTAATCCTTTATATTAGGATATTCGTGCTTAAGGTTAATTAAGTTTAACATTGACCTGTTACGGAAGTCTATCTTTTTTGGCGGATGTAGAGTATAGTCTTTGCTTGGCCAATTAGACATCTCTTCGACTGTGCTGTGATTGAAGAATCTTCCTGTTGCTCTAGGTAAAAATGACTCAAATCCCATGTCTTGACTTAACTGTCTTGCTTCTTCAACTTGATGTTCATTGTGCGCAAACACAATATAGTTCCACTGTGCTTTTCCACCAGCACGAATAAATGCCTGTACATTAGGCATTAGTTTATTCCAATTAACATTTTTTCTATAGATATGATTAGTGTCGGCTAATCCATCTATGCCAAAATCTATCTTACCATATCCGTTTAATATCTGTGCTAGCTCGGCCCACCAGTCTGGGTTTCTAATCCCGCCGTTGGTATGTATATACAACCATACAGTTGGACTTTTCTTACGAAAATCTTTAAGGATATCTAAAAAATCTGCGTGTGCTATCGGATCACCGTAGCTGCCACAGAAAAACACCTGTCGTATACGCTGTACTAACTCTGTAGGGAATGCGCGATCTAATGCTTCTCTACTAATAGAGGTCAATGGCATATAAGGATTTATGCCCTCTCCTAAGTTATTACGAGGGCATTGTGGACAAGCAGCATTACACAGACTTGTTATTTCGATTTGATATTCGTCTATTAGATTATAGTTAAACAACGTCTACATCCGTATTGTATGTTGTAAAACCATTTTCTTTTACTACGGTTAAAATATTATTTACACGACTGGCTAATTCATCTTTGTGTGATACTAACCACACGCTTTTATTACTTTCACGTGTCATTTTCTTAAGGATAGCCAGCGCATTTTCTACACCTGAAGTATCCATACCTGAATCAACAAGCTCATCAATAAACAATAAGTTAATCGGTTGATACAAACTTTCCCATACATCACGGAACGCCCATGACAAGCTAAGGATAAGTCTATTGCGTTCTCCACGGCTTAAATTATCGAAGTCTAACTCTCTGCCTAGTTCTTCAATTTGTACACTTAGATCATTTAAGAATTTAACCTGATGAGGTAAGCCAATCTTATCTAAGTAATAGCTTAAGCGAGCATTTAAATAACTTAAGTTTTGATCAATAATACATTTACGAATGTAACTGTCTTTGTTAGTTAATAGTTTGTGTAAAAACTCTTGATGTTCTTTAATACGTACTAGATCATTCATATTAGTATAATCAATTTCAGCAAGTGCTGTGGTGCGCATTTCGGCAATCTGTTCAGTATAAGGATCTGTTTCTATCTGTTTACTAGCTAATTGTGTTTGTAGGCTAGCTACAGTACTACGATGATGGATAGCATCTTCTTCTTTATCATAGTAAACTTTAGGTGGCACACCTAATTCTCCTAGTGCTGATTTAGCATTGCCTAGATCTAATAGTAATTTTTCAGCAGTGCTATAAGCTAAAGCTGACTCCTCTAACGATGCTTGTTTAGCTGCTAATACTTCTTCATGCTTGCTATCATGTAAGTCTTGACCACAAGCATAACATTTGTGGTTGTTTAAGTCAGCAATTTCTTTGTCTAATTTGTTAATAGTTTTTTGCTCGCGATCCATATCACCGCTAGCACGTTGTAAAGCTGTGTTAAGATCGGCTAGATCTCTACGCTTTTGATTATATGCTGTGAGTTTTTTGTGAGCAGCAATTTCAGCGTCAATGTCGATGTGAGATAATTCTTCGATAGCGGCTTCTAATTTAATAATATCTTCTGTGTGTTTAGTCTGCCACATTGTTTGTCTACGTTCTAAACTAACAATCTGTTCTTCGATACGTTTGTTAGCATCTGTGATAGCTTTGATATTAAACTCTTCTTGAGTGATAGCATCTTTTGTTGCCTTACTCTGTTCTTTAAGTGCTTCTGCTTTTTCACTTAATAGAGTAATACCAAGCAATTGCTCAATAATAGTACGTTGTTCGTTAGCTTTAAGACTTAAAAACGGTTCTGTGTAGGTATTTAAAGCCACAATGTGCTTAAACATGTCATGGCTCATGCCCAACATACGTTCAATTTCTGCTTGCGTTTCTCGACTGTCGCCTTGACTGTTATCGTCTTTGGCTTCCTGTTCGATATCTCCGATATAAAACTTCATTACATTATGCTTACGACCGCGCTCAATCTTATAGTCGACTCCATTTACTTCAAACTCAATAGTAACTAACATGTTCTTAGCGTTAGTCTTATTGATTAAATTATCCTTGCGAATATTAGTTAAAGCATTACCATACAAAGCATAGCTCAAAGCATTGATAATAGTAGTTTTACCTGTACCATTACGTGCGCCACTGTCGTCACCACCTAGGTCAATATTTTCACCTAGCACTAAAGTTAAATCTTTGCGATCAAAGTCAACTGCTTGCGTAGCATTACCTACGCTCATAAAGTTTTTTACTGTGAGATGTTTAATTCTGAACATGAGTATAAATTAAATCCGCTAAATGATGATGTCCTTCTTCTAAAATGTGGCCTCCTGGACCACATTTGAAGTCTGAACAAAGTTGTGTTATATAAAAGTTATTCCATTTATAAAATTTAGAAATATCAATTAAACTTATATAATATTGTATTTCGTTGTATTCGTCAAAAATTTGTTTATCATTCATTGAATCAAAATTAATTAATTCCTTAACAGATTCGATAAAATTATCTTTGTTTGATAGCCAGCGAACTAATTGATTATCCATAGTATTAATCATTAGATAATTTTTTGATTTTAATAAATTTTGTAATTGTATAATTTGTTGTAGCCAAAGTTTAAAAGCAAATAATTCATTGTACCACACTGAATAGAGTGTTTTGCCCCAGTCGGCGTAAAACTTTTCCTTGCCGTAAAGCGTATGCTCTAACATTGGGTTAAAATTTATTTCAAAGTTGTTGTCGTTTTTGTAAAATGTAAATCTTGTATATGTAGTCCAAGCAATCAAATATAAATTATAATCATCTTTAAGATTTTTAATTGTCTGGTAAACAGTTCTTTGATTCGTTCCACCTCTTACAGCATCATTAAATACAGACTGTTTTAATTTGTTTCCTAATAAAATCGGCCAAGCAGAGTGTTGTGGGTTTTTAAGCTCATCGCCATATGTAAAACTGCATCCGCAAGCATAGATCATAGATGTCTATAGATATCTAGAAGTAAGTTAGGATCGTAGTGATCACTGTTAATGTTTGTTAGATTATTTGTAACGATAGTATCAATACTTTCAAACTGTACATTACCTAGTTGAATGTCCTGGCCGATATCCATGTTCTTAGCAGGTATTAATGTAAGCTCTCGTAAATTATAAGTACCCACAAACGTTTCTTTAATAAAAGTAGCTTCTTCATAGGTAATGTCAACGTCAATATTAACACGGCAGTGCATATCTTTTAATAATAAATTTTCTGGAATGCGTAGAATATCACTTAGATTGTACACACGATACTTAGGTTGATCAGGCCACGCATGAAATTCAGGAGCCTTACCCCAATCCAAGATCATCATACCCCGATCATCGTCGCCGGCATCGGCATAGTTGTGTGGGAAACAATTACCAATATAGGTAATATTTTTAGTTGATTGACGTTTGTGGAAATGGCCGGTAAACACGTGATCTATGTGGCCAAAATGCTCGCCTCGTAGTTCGCCGTGTTCTGGCATCTGTACCATGGCATTCATAAAGAAATGTGGTAATTCAAAATGCCCAAATACGTATTTGCCCTTTAATTTAGGTATCCGCTTATGATCGTCACCAACGAGCCAAGGAGCAATGACAACGTCACTGTCTGAAAACCAGTCATTAACAATTTTAACGTTGGGTAAGTGCTTGGCCCATTCCACGCTTTGTACGTCACGCTTGTCTCTATAGTAGAGATCGTGATTGCCAGGGATAAAGTATACAATATCAAAAGCGGCATTTAATAACTCCAGGGCTTGTAAACTATAGTTAAGTGTGACAATATTAATCGCCGCACGATTATTGTGCCAATCGCCTAAAAAGAAGCAAGTTTCACATCCTTCTTCCTTGGCTTTAGAGATAAACCATTTAACAAAGTTTAAACAATCGTCATTGTGAGTTTGACTATTGCTTTTTAAACCGAAATGAATGTCAGTGAGCACTGCTGCTTTTTTAAATAAGTTAGCCATATAAATTAGTATACGTG